CACTTCGCCTGTAGCTACAGCATTCCCGTTTACTTTCAGGGAAACCATGCTTTCCACAAGATTACCGATGATACGTAATACATGTGTGTAGTTCGAGTAAACATCAAGCACGCCGTCGCCGTTCTGTTTAAAACCAGTGTCATTATCACCAAGAACGATCGAATTACCGCCCAGCGCATTGTCAGTACCAATGCCTAACGGGCCGTTTAGCCTCCCTCCATTAACTGACAGCGCTCCGATATTTTCGGGAGTGGGTTTATTAGCTGTGTTGTAGTCAACAATCCACGGGCGGCTGGTATTCGGTACAGTTCCCCAGTCCTGACGCTTTGCGTTAGCGCCCATATGCGCGTAATAGTGCTGAAACCAGACTTCACCGATTTTCTCAACAAACAGATATCCGTAGCTGTACAGCTTGCTGCCATCCGGATAGGTCGGAAAATCAGCGACCGTATCAGAATTCGACACCGCCACCCGCCACCATCCCGGTGTATTAGCTGATGCCATCGTGCCGTTATCGGTAATTTCACCAACAGCATCGGCGGAAATGGCTCCCACATCTGACGCCCACAAAGTGATATCACCGGTCAGTGGTTTACTGTTAACCCGCCGTGTCGCCGGAACGGCATTTTTTGCCAGATTTATCGTTTCTTCTAAACCAACGTTTTGGAGAAACAGCGGCTTATTCGGGATGTCCGCGCCATTCTGATTTTTTTCAAGACGGGTTTTAACCTGTTCATCGATCAGCCTGCCAATAGCGGCGTGAAGCTGTGTATGTTCGCCTTTACTGAGTGGTATGCCGGCGGCTTCAATAACAGTGCAGACCTCTTCCTGGACTGCATCCCACATATCACTGTTGAGATCCGTTGCGCGGCGGCCCGTGGCGGGATCACCATTCGTAAATCCGTTTTTTCCCTGACCAAATTTATCTTTTTGCGCAGTGGGCGTATCAATTCTGTGCATTCTCTTTTCCTTCCGGATAAGCAAAAACAACAACCGTATGTGACGGACAAAGCTTATCAATCACACATTCAGCAACAGTATCGCCCCACGTTCTGATCGCAGAATCGCAGGTGCTTGTACAGGTCTGCCAGCTGATGTTCGCATCAGCCGGAATATTCACACGCCAGTAGTAACGCCAGAATTTCCCCCATTCAGGATCGGGTGTGCTGTCGAGATTCTGAAACTGCTCAATGGTGGCAGCGGTATACCCCAACGCATCAAGCTGTTCCCGATAAAACCTCTCGTTTATACCACCGGAAACATTTGCCTTTGCATCCAGCCGTTGCTGGCGCTGCTGTAATGTCTGCACGCCTTCCGGTGCACAGGAATCAGGCAGACCATACAGCTGTTCATAACGGTCTATCAGTTCTGTGGTTCTGGCCGGATCAATTTCAGCCATCAGTTCATCCGCTCTCTGATGTACCCGGTTCAGCGACGGCGCCAGCCCTTCAATCAGTGGATTTTCTCCGTCCCAGGCAGGCCCTTCCGGCAGAAGGTGATAAAGTAACTGCGTATATTCGTCCTGCAACGCCATAGTTATCCGTTCTCCCCGGTATAGGTGGCCCAGGTTATATTCCCCAGGACAGGAAGTTCAGTTTTTCCCAGTGCCACATCTGCCGCCGGCACACGCAGCTGATGTGCCACTTCCCCGGTCGCCAGGCTTATCGCCTCGCTGATTCGCGAAACATAAATTTTTCCGGACGGCGCGCCATCACGCAGCATCAGCGCATTTAGCTCCGCAATAATCGCAGTACGAATTTCCGGAGTATCTTTGGCCAGTGCGACTGTTACCGGAATGTCTTTTTCAGTGGCAGCGAAAACAAAGAGTCCGCCGCCAGCAACAGGTGCCAGCGGCAAAATATGGTCACGTACAGCCATAACGAGATCGTCGCCAGGAGCCGGATTAACCGGGTTACTGGTAGCCACCATCACACCAACGGTGCCGGTCCCCTTATAATGGCGGAATGTCCACGCACGGGTTATTCCTGCGATTTCCTTTGCCCAGATGACGTAATCAGGATCAGCGCCCCCCTGTGGTATCCAGTAATAGCGCTCCATGACACGCGCGCGCCACGTTTCAAGCTCCTCTGTATCAGCCCCCCCGGTCAGAGTGTCAGCGTAACCTGTAGAAGGAATACCAGTAATCGGCGTGCCAAGGCGTAACGCCGTACCATCGTCAGTATTACCGGCAGTTCCCGCCACATCAGCAATAACCGGCACACGTAACAGGCCGCCGGAAGCTTTCACCGTCTGCAGGGTCGTGAATGTAACCTGATCATCCCGCTGAATCTGTGTCCCCGCGGGGATCTCCGGCGTTCCGGCAATACCATCCCAGCGTGCAAATCCCTTCGCAGATACGGCATTTTTCCTGGGACAACGCTTAATCCTAGCGTGACGGTAAAGCCAGTCCTCATCACACATGTCAGGCAGAATATTCCGGGCCAGATAATCGATATAACCATACAGCGTATGTACGGCAGCAGCCTGTACCCGGCTGTAAACCTCGGCATCCATGCGACGTAACACAACATCCTGCTGAAAACGGGTCAGTAAATCGCTGCGAATGGTAGCAATCAACTGAGGAAGTTCAGGACGTGCAAATTGACTGTCAGCCATTAAGTTCGCTCCATATATCATCGAATGTGATATTGTGAATTACCCCGTCCCGCTGATATATCGTCACGCCAGCCGCCAGGGTATCTGTTCCTGTGCGTTCAGATGTCACATCAATACGTGCCGCCACGCCATCGTCTGTCATCCACGCAAGCGCCTGCTGCATGTATTCACGGGCATCCTGCGGCGTTTTATTGGTGAGTTTGCGGCGTTTCAGCAGGTAGAGGCGGGAACCGATGCGGTCATTCTGAACAGCAGGCCAGGTGTCCCCCCACCAGCCGTATGGCTGTGGGGTCCTGTCATCCCGCTCCGCCCGGCGCCAGGTAAAAAGAGAAATCACCACTGCCCGCGTCAGAAGGTCGAGCGAAGCCGTGGCATCCTTACGGATTCCATTAACATAAAGGATCATGATGTCAGCTCATGGGTTGGACAGGCTTATCGGTTATACCGCCGCCATCGCCATTTTCTTTATGGGTATGACCGTTATAGGTCGTGCGCATTTCAGCCATCGTTTTTCCACTGCTGTCACAGTTGTCCCTGATATCGCCAGTGGATTCGATCGGCATTTCAAAACGTGCTTTAGTGGCATTCGTGAAAATAACTGGCTTTCCGCCGCCATTTATCACTATTCCGGCGCGGGTTAATGTGACCGACTGCCCCTGATCGTCATATAGCGCGACTTCCCCGCGCGCCAGCCCTTTCAGTCTGAAGCGGCGGTCAGCCACAACCACAGCCACTCCGTGCGAACGGTCACCGCCGGGAAACAATACCACCGCTTCTGCGCCATTCTGTGCTGCAGAGGTGAAACCGTAAGGTTCAAGATGCTCCACATTCTCTTTTTTTTCACCGGCAATAAGTTTCAGTCCGGCAGTCTGGCATTTTCTGACGGTATCAATCGCGGTAATGACTGCGCGCGTTATCATGTTCTGAAGAGGATGGTTAGCCATCAGAAATCCTCCTCCTCACTGACTTTTTTCTTCGCTTTCGGCCTGAATGGTTCAGGAAGATAAGCATCCGCAGGCCCCACCCGGATTTCGGTCAGGGTGCCGTTATTGTCCTGGCTGTACGTCACTTCGGCGATCACCAGCGTTTCATTGTCAAAACCGTTCAGCGGGTCATACACCACCACGGCCTGATTCGGTTTCCACAATTCGCCATTCCCCTGTCTCCATCCCTGTACGGTATAGGTGGTTTCCAGCGTTTTCGCCGCACGCTGACGGGCTTCAAATTCACAGCGTGATTTGCAGCTGTCAGTTGTGGCAGTTCCTGACTGCTGAATGGTGTGGGGACGATACCGCGTGACGCCTGCATCACCAGTACTCTGCCGGATAGCAGCAATGGTTGCCTCGCCGAAATCATCATCCGTTCCAGGACGCTGCCCCGTAACCAGATAACTGGAGAAACGCTCGCGAACACTACGCTCGGTATCACAGGAAAGAATATTTTCGCCAAGTACCAGTGCCGTGGCTGCTTTCATACTGCCCGGCCTGCCGAGAACCAGCCGTCCCCGTTCGTCATCATATGCCAGCGCCTGAGCCTGTCCAAGCAGCCTGTTCAGACAGTCCACAACCGTTTCACCATGTTCCGGCTGAGCCTCAATAACGGCGGCTGCCGGCGCGCCTGCATCAACAACGTCCACACCGAATGGCCGGGCAAGTGCGCTGGCGATCAGGAATAAATTTTTCCCGTTATGCTGTGCAGGCGATGCAGAACAGTCGATAAGATCTGCCGTTTTGCTGCGCCCGACAATGCCCGTCATAATGGTCTGCGCATCATAACGTAGCGGTAACGCCTCAACCCAGCCGGTAATGACTAAATCATCGCCAATGAGTACCTCTACAGCGTCACCATTTTTTACTGGCGGTACGTCTTCTCCACCAGGCCACTGCCGGGTGATCGAGACATTAAAGTCCCGGGCAATACGGTCAATGCCCGCACTTATCCGTACTGACGTCCATCCTCCCCAGTCACGCCCGTTGACGCGTAAAAAAACCGTATTATTCATCGTACCGGAACCCTCAGCGGCTCAACCGGGATAAATCCCGGATGGGGAACGGGATTACGAGTGAGGATATCAGATTCCCGCCCGGCGTCGTCATACCAGGCTGCAGCCAGTACCAGTGCAGGCAGAACATCATCAGGCGTTCGCAATGCAGTACGTTCAACCTGTGCCAGTCGTGCAGAAATATCGCGATTGAGATCCGTCCGCATAACCGAAATTTGCTGGAAAAGCACATCATCCCGGATACGCAACTGCTCCTGGTCAATCGCAGCATTGAGCGCGGTCCGGATAGCTTTCAGATCTTCATAATTCGGTGGAGAGCTGCCATTACTGACTGTCTGTACACCATCCAGCGCCGGGTGCATGACAGTGATAATGCCTGAGTCACGGCCTGTTCCTGCAGGCTGATTTACGCCCCGGACATCAGGTACATCACGCGGCTGCTTCAGTGTTGTCACGGCGTGGACGGCTGTGCTGATGGCTGTTGTCCTGATGGCGGCTGCGATCATATTGCGTTGCATTTTCTGTTTCGCAGCAGATCCGGAGTCAGTGGGCCAGGTGCCACGGGGGGAAAGACCGGGATCAAGCGTGATACCTGACATCGTTTTTATCATCGTGACCAGATCCGATGTACTGCCTCTGAGCCTGTCACCTGAGCGCCAGGCTTTTTGCAGTGCGTTAACGAAATCACTTGCGGCGCTCGGTGGCATCAGAATGACAGACAAATCCCCCTGTAACAGCCGCATTGCGGCAGACACGCCGGAGTCAACCATCCTGAAAGCATCGGCAACATCGCCCAGCATGGAGGCAGCATCGGCAATGACATCGTTCTGGATAAAATCAGAAATACCTGACAACGAGAATGTGGAAAACATACTGTCAATCGCATCGTCGAAAAGCCCGCCTGACGTTTCCAGGCGCTTCGCCGTTGCCATTCCTGCCACCGGAAAAGAAAGTTCACCACTTTCCACAAACTGAAAGGAGACACGACACATGCGCCCTTCTGTACTGCTGTGAGTGATCCTGACCTGTCCGTCAATGCTGCCCTGCATTTCGCCATACTGCGGATGGACCAGCGTACCAGGGCCTGCGGTTTCAATGGCACCAATAAGACGATCCCGCCTGTCTGCATAATCATCACCGACAAGATAAGCATTTATCGTCAGGCGGCGCGTGGCGCGACCTAAATCCTCCGTCCAGGGCTTATCCCTGTTCGGATATTCATGTACCTGTACGCGGCGTCCAAACGTGCTTTCATCATCTTCAACGGAGAAAGGCACTCCACGAAATGATGCATCACGCAGGCGCCCGCGCCAGCCAGTTGAGGAGAAAAAAGCCATATTTACCCCATAAGAAAACCTGCCGGAGCAGGTTTATCGTGATGTACGAAAGGGTGAGTAACCCACATCATGGCTGATGTTCATCAATGGATTACCGGATTTCGGTATATCAGTCACACGCATACCTTGTGGTGCATTCTCAAATGTCACTTTGAGTTCGCTGCGCTGCGTTGATGGCAGGACAGCTCGCCCGAGTACGCCAGAGCGCCGGGTCAGTGGCACATAAGGTTGATAACGCCCCTGCGGAATCGGGGCGTCCATACCAAGAAGCTCTTTGAGTCTGGGAATAAAACCGTTATACCCGCGTTCACGCTCCTTCGTTTGCAGCTTCTGTACAGCAAATGTGCCGGCATCCATACCCGCATCCTTCGCCCCCTGTTCCAGATCCTTAAGCTCTTTAAAGAGTGACACCGCCACGCCAATTGTCAGCGTCATGGCCCCCATCCGGCCAATTTTACCCAGCAGACCGGAAAGCCGTCCGGCCAGCAGGACGGACTGCTGCAGGGCACCAATGGTTCTGACGGTAAAAGAACCAGCCATAACCAGACCAACCCCTTCAATCACCGTCTCCCATCCGCCCATCTCCTGCGCAACGTTATCGACCTCCTGCCATACCGCCTTTATCACCGGAGCAACATCGTCCCAGTTCTCAATGATCAGCATAGCGCCGGCCACCAGCGCCGCAATAGCGACTTTCGCCGGAGAGAGATTAATGACACTGTTCAGGATTTTGACAGCCCGGGACAGGCTGCCAATGGATACGCCAACAGCCAGCAGCGCCGCGCCGAACTTCGCCGCAGACTGAACCAGTTCAGGATTCGCGCGAACGAATGTCCGGAGCTGCTCCAGGTAAGGCATGACCGCTTCTGCGGCTTCGTTAATGGCGGGCAGAAAAGTATCACCCAGCGTCACTGAAATCGCATTGACGCTGTTTTTCAGCAGAACCAGCTGGTTTTCTGTTGTGGCCGCGCGGGATGCGTATTCCTTCTGCATCGAGCCGCCATACTCCTGGGCATCTGTCACACGCTCAAAGTTGGTGCGTAACAGATCCATGTTGGTCAGCAGCGGTGCGATAGCCCCTATCGACTCTTTACCGAAAAGCCTGGTCAGTATTTGTGGCCTGTCAGTCGCTGACAATTTTGAAAGAGAATCTAAAACCTTGAGGATCGCGGTTTTAGAGTCTTTTTGCATTTCAGCAGCTAATTTAGTGGGGCTTATCCGCAGCGCTCTTAAGGCTTCTTTCTGAGACTTAGTTGCGGATTTACCCGCCGTAAGCGACAGCATGAAGTTTTTGATGCCGGTTGAGGCAATTTCTGATTCAACCCCCATCCCGGCAATGGTGGCGCCCATCGCGGCAATTTCGCCGGATGCCACTCCGGCAACACCGCCCAGCGGACCAATCCTCGTCACGATATCAGAAATTTTCTTCGCATTTGCCGGGCCGGTATTCCCCAGATAGTTGATTTTATCGGCCAGGACAACCACGTCTTCCTGCGTCAGTCTGAACGCTGTCCGCCACTGCGCCATCATCTGACCGGACTCTTCGGCAGTGGTATCAAACGCCACACCCATTTTCACTGCATCGTTCGCAAACTGCATCAAATCGCCGCGGGCAATGCCTGCCTGCCCGCCCGCCGCCACGATCTCTGCAATTCCCTCCGCCGCCATCGGTAACTGTGTGGACAGCGTCAGGATATCGTCACTCATCTGCGCGAATGCTTTTTTATCATCCAGGCCGTCAACCACCTTCCGGATGTCAGCCATTTTTGACTCAAAGCCGATCGCAGCATTCACGGGCAGCGCCAGCGCCCCAAGAACAGCGGTCCCGGCAGCAGCAGCACCGATCGCCAGCCCGGCCATTTCTTTCTGAAATCCCTTCAGTTCCCGCTGCATCCCTTTCAGCGGACCCGATAACTGGTCAACGGCAGTGATAATGGCCTTTAACTGGAAACTGTCAGCCATGCTTCATTTCCTCATTGATACGGACAGCCTCCGACTCCAGCTCCAGAAAATCGGATATCGCCGCCCGCCGGAGCTCCAGGGGGTTTATTCGCCAGAAGTATGCGGTGTTGTAGACCCGCTTTCTGAGTCCTCCTCCGTCTCCGACCGGGTAAAAAAATTGAGGATCAACATACAGGCTTTGAAAATATCCAGTTTTGCCAGTTGCGCTGCCGAGGAGCGTGGAATACCTGCCAGCACAGGGATATATTTCAGCGCAACCGAACTGTCCAGCCGGACGCCGCCGTCACCGGAAACGGTGAACGGAAAACCAATGGCTTCGATTTCATCGTAGGACGGTTCGCGCAGCTCCAGCACATGAAGCTTTTCGTTATGCGCCATAATCGGCTTTTTGAGCACAAGTTCTTTTATCACTGGTAAAATCCCTCCTCACCGTGGAACTCAAGATCCACGGTGCCCTCTTCCGGGTTATGGTTGGCTTCGCCGTGCAGCCAGGCGTTTGAGAGAACATACACCTGACCATTTGCCAGCTCTGATGTGATTGTCATGACATCAGAAGACGTAATTTTATCGACCGGGAAGTTTTTCGGCACTTTGGCGGTCACCTTCGTATACGGTGCCCGGCTGGTTTCCTTGTAGTCAACGGAACCATCCAGGCCAATCACGTCGTCACGAACTTTGGTGTTCATGGGGACTTCAATCCCTCCGGTTACCGACAGTTGCTGTCCGTCGATTTTGAAATACGTTGTTCCCGCAATTTTTCCCATTATGCAGCCTCCTCGCTGTACTGCAGACGGAACTGGTTAAGCACAGCAAACACACGTAACTGATTGACATAATCAGGCGGAAACAGCACATCAAGGCGGTTCGAATCGTTCGCGTTACGCTCCACTATCAGATGTTGCTGGAACAGATCGAAGTTTTCCACGATACCTTCCCGCTCCAGCTGGCGATATGTTGATCCCAGCTCACCACGGATAACGGCAGGCGTGACAATGGCCTGACCAGGCCCGAAACGCGTACCATCATTAGCAAGTTTATGGCGCCCGTATTTACTGGTAATAACAGATTTCAGACGGCGCAACACATAAGCACTGGTATGCAGCGTCTCGCTGTCAAGGTAGCTGTTATCCGCCACACCATACGCATTTTTCCTGTACGTCGTGATATCCCGCTGAATACGCAGCACGCCGCTTTCCACATACGCCGTTGCCACACCGTGGGAAAGTAACGTCTGCTGTTCAGTCGTCGTGAAGCGTTTGCCTTTCGGTGCCGGCAGCATATCCACCAGTTCCCCGGTCTGGGTCGGGCGCGCCGGATCGTTACGGATAAAAACCGCAGCACGGGCAGTACGGCTTGCAGCCAGTTCATCAGCAGGCGTCTGGGTGTCTTTCTCATAGCCCGCCAGGGTGATGTGCTGCAGGTTAAACTGGTCACCCGCGGCCACAAGCTCCGACAGCGTCCCCGTCTTCGCCGTATAAACGTGACCATACAACTGCCGGACATAACTCCAGCGACCGCTGGAATCATTCATTTCAGTTGCCATCGTGTTCACCGATGCCGTGTCGTTAAACGGAAGGCCGATATAATCGAACGGCTCATCTCCCATCGCTGCCACCGCGTCGTTAAGAGCTGGCGCACCAGCCCCCTTCACGCCGCTGGCAACCGTAATATTCACACCCGCCGGTAACACCTCCCCACCGCCAAAGCCGTAATAATTGAGAGTGACCGGAATTTCATTTCCATATAACCCCTTGTGGCGCGCAGTCAGTGTCACCACCCCCGCTTCTGATGTTGCCGTAAAGGGAAGATCAGGGTTTGCATTGACCGCATCCTTAATGCTCACAGCCACCGCCGCAGCGTCATCACCGCTGGTCACGGGAGCCTGAACGCGGGTTCGGCCGGTATAGACATTCACCGTTCCGGTTTCCGTCGCTTCGCCAGTTACCGTCAAAGCGACGGTTGCTGCCGCGCCTGTGGATTCAGGTACGGCAATGACATACAGTTCGCCAAATGGATCGGTCTTACGGTACGCCCCGACCATACGGGCCAGCTGGCTTCCGGCACCGCAAATCTGACGGGCATAATCAACCGATGACACCAGAACAAGACTGTTGACGGCAATTGACGCATCATTGCTGGCGTGACCAATCAGCAGTGATGCCCCGCTGTCCCGGGCGGTATTTGCCGCCGAGTTATCCATCTCGGCATAAAACAGCGGAACCCGTGTATCTGACGGGATGGAATTAAAACTAATCGCCATTTGTTTTCACCTTTTTATTCATGCGCCGGACATCACCAGCGGCCTCGCGGCGCAGCCAGTAGTTATTCTCATCAACATTTCGACCTCCTTCAGGTAAAAGGTCGCCACGGGCCGGATCGGGAACCGATCGCCCTTTTACAGGTTTTACAAACATTCATTTTCCCTGGAGAAGTTATTACGGGAGGGTAATCTCGGTGTGGTGTTCAGTCTCACCATCAGGTTCAATAAAATCGACATCAATCCCGATAGTTTTCAGGTCATCCAGCGCATTCAGGTCGTCCTGCTGGCGGGTGTCTGACTCATCGATTTCATATTTCATCGTAAAATCAAACTGGTAATAAAGCTCATAACGGTTCAGCTCCAGCAACATACCACCGGCATAAGTGATCTCATGGGCGTCAGGATCGGGCGTCCAGCCAAGAACAGCCTTCCAGATCTCATGACGAACATCATGTACCGCGTCGTAAGAAGCCCACTGCCCTTTTTCATCCCGTTCGTTGCTGAGTACCACGATGACGGAAAAACCCTCCGTCAAATCCTGCCAGTAGTCCGTCTGCGATTTCTGCTCGCCAGTAACATCTTCTGACGGTACAACATACGCTGCCGGCAGTTTCAGCTTACCGGCATCAGGAATGGCTTTAAACTGTGCGGCCCCCCCCACGCGGTTCTCAAAACGCGGACAACGGGCACGCAGTGCGGCAATAACGGGGGTCAGTCTCACTTTTTACTCCTTCTTTGTGGACGCAGGGATTTCCGGAGCTCGCGGGACAGTATGTAACGGGTCCAGCTGCGGCGTCGTTCCAGTACCTCCGCCATATAGTTGTTGCGGGGAGCAATTTTCCAGCCGCTGCCACCGGAGGCCCCCCGGTGATGCCCTTTTTTACGTTTTGCGCCGCGCCGTACACCGTAAAACAGAAATGCAGGGTAAAATGCGCCTGAGATCGGGCGGTTCCCTTCCCCGTTCTTCTGATTAGGGGCAATTTTCACCATCAATCCAGGACGGCGACTGGATGCCCGCGGAACGTAATACCCGATGGAGCGTGCCAGTTTTCCCGTTCTGTATGAAGGATTATCGCCGGGTCCGGAACGCCCCCGCTTCATGACCAGGCGGCGGGCATCACGCATATGTACCTGCCCGATACTGACAAACGCCCGGCGCAAACGCGCCCGGTTAAAAACAAGCGTTTCCGGTTGTTCAAAATCAACGTGTAAAAACGCTTTGTTCTGCATAGCCCTCTCCCCGTTCAGTGCCCAGTTCCTCGCATTCGAGTAACAGGAAACGACGTTTGCTGTTCAGGTCGCGTATGCGCCGGATGCGGTAAACCTGCCCGTCGCAGAACACTTCATGATCGGCGGTAATATTCCGGCGCCAGCGGATCGTGAAATAGTGCGTCACGATTTTTTCCGTCTGTACGGAGCCCTGATAGGCCGCCGCTCCGGGCTGGGCCATCTTCGCCCAGGTGCGGATATCCTCCGGATACGAGGGGGACACGCCAAAATCATCATTCGGCTCATCCACACGCAGGCGAATCGTAACTCGCCGGTTCAGCTCACCGGGATCTGGCAGAAGATAAGTTGCACTGGTATTTACCGGGCTGTTTCTTGCTGAACGCATCCCCCCTCCTTCTACAGGCCGTAAATGCGATATGGTTGTAACAAGGCTTCAACCGCAAAAGGAGTTTCTGAAATCTCCCCCATCCCGGCTGGTTCACGATTTTCGTACCAGAATGCCACTAACAATAACAATGCAGCTCTCACGTTGTCCGTAAGCAACAGGCTGTCAGGATCTTCCCGAAAGCCATCATCCTCACGGGTCATATACAGCTTCCGGCGTGTCCATTGTTCAACATAAGCCACAGCTGCCCCTGTATAGAGACGCAATAACTCATCATCGTCAGTAATGTCAGGTTCCAGACGTAAATGCTGTTTCACTATATTCAAATCCAGCATTACCTTTTGACCTTTTTATCCGCTTTAGTATTCGGCTGTTCCGGCTGTTCCGGCTGTTCCGGCTGTTCCGGCTGTTCCGGCTGCGCAGAATTATCGACCTCAATCAGATGTGCATATCCTTTATTAATCAGTTCGCGTCCGTGCTGCTCAATGGTTTCGAATACCGAGCCTTCGGTAACCACGTCGCCGTTTATGTACAGCGGCTTTTGTGCAATTATTTTCATAGCTCACTCCCATAAAAAAGCGGCCCGCAGGCCGCAGCAGGTCTTATGCGCCAGCAGGTGCCGGGACAGTGAAGGAACCATAGATGAATGCTTCCGGACGTTTGACTGCCAGTGCCAGACGCTCTTCACAACGAATTGAGATCATGTTTTTCTCAAAATCGTCGGCGTTTTCAGTGGAAATAACCACATTGGCATCCTCACGATCAAAAATCTGCGCACCAGCGTTAAATGCGCCTGTCAGGAACTTGCCCTTAAATGCCGCAGCTTCGGTCGCCACCACCGGAAGCCCCCACAATGTCGGGCCAGTCAGACCTGATGGATTTGCAAGGATATAACGCCCAAGCGTGTCTTTAGTGAGTTCGATTTTTGCCCAGTCGATAAAGTGCAGAACATGCCCTGACGCCGGGAAGCGCGCCAGTTGCGCCTGCAGCATTGCCAGGCGCAGGTCATCAATGCCGTTTTGCTGTTCAACCCTGAATTCTGCACTGAAGGCCGAAGCCTGCGGAACGATACCGTGCAGATGAACGCCGGTACCGTCACCAAAAAGGATTTCCTGCTCTTCAACATATTTCAGGCCGTAGCGCATTTCGGCATCAACGGTGGACTGTAACTGTGCGAAGTCATCCAGAATCTGTTTTGACGCCTTGAACATATGCGCAATGGTGGTTACCGGGGTGATCTTCGTGGCGAACGCAATATCGCTGTACGGCTTGGTGGTGTTCTCCGCAACCACGGCGGCTTTGTTGGTAAACCCCGTTTGCTGAACCCAGAAGATTGCCGGAGATGATGTGCGACCAGGTGCAATCAGATCACGTATAAACAGGCGTTGTTTTGGGGCAGTATCAATACCCGGCAGGCGCTGAGGCTCTACCACGCCTTCAGCGACACCGGAGGAGATAAGTGCAGCGTTTACCGGGATGCTGACGCGTTTCCCTCCTTCCACGCTGGCGGAAAATGTTTTAAGAGCTTCCGCAGAAATGACCTGTTGGCCAACCGTCTCAACAATATGTTTTGCATTGGCCAGCGGCATCTGCGCAACATGCTGCTCAAGTTCCCCTATTGCCGCCCTCAGCGTTTTTTCAGCTTCACGCAGGGCGTTAAATTCAGACGCCATCTTGTCAACGGCTGCCTTTGTTTCTTCTGACAGTTTGCCGGACTTCTTCGCTTCTTTAAGTGCATCTTCAGCCCTGGCATTAAACTTATCCGTCGCTTCTTCAATGCTGGCGGTAACTTTTTTCAGAATTTCATTTACTTCAGACATAAAAGGTCCTTATTTGACTAACGCAGCGAGGGCGTTTTCAAGAGAATTGATGACTTCAGGTTTTATTTCTTCGGCAGCGCCCGGCGTGCCGTCATGGTTGGTGGCAGCGCCAGACATGCCACCGGACAGAGCTTTAATCAGTTTCCGGCGTTCAGAGCGCGGAGTGCTGCTCTTTGCCAGCAACGCATCGAGCTTACGCAACGCTGCAGCAGGAGTTTCGTCACCGTCACTTACGGCATCAGCAGAAAGAAGGCTGTCGGCCAGACCTTTCTCCACGGCATCGCTACCGCCGATGTAGCTTTCGGCATCCATCAGTTTTTGCACTGAGGCCATATCAAGCCCGGAGCGTGCGGCGTAAATGTCAGCCATTGCGTTATCAAACGGTTCGAGAGAGGCAGATAATTCAGCAAAGTCATGCCGGTTACCCATTGCCACCACCCAGCAGTTGTGGATCATCAGGAAGGCCCCACGACCAATCTGAATATCATCCCCGGCCATCGCGATAACAGAGGCGGCGCTGGCGGCAATGCCCAGCACCTTGACCGTAACTTTCCCCTGGTATTCACGCAGCAGGTTGTAGATGGCCAGGCCTTCGAACATGTCACCGCCAGGGGAGTTGATATTGACCGTGACGTCGGCGCCATTCATCGCCCGTAGCGCACCGGCGATACGTTTGGCTGTTACGCCTTCACCCCAGTAGTCCTGCCCGATCACATCAAAAACAGAAATACTGTTGTCGTCAGTGGCCGCAGCTTTGATCCCGCCGTTCCAGCGGTCCAGTGCGGAAGGAAGGGTTTCACAGGTAACGCGCGCACAGGGGCGCCCCGCCGGTGCTACCGGAAGTTGTTTTTTGCTCATCAGGAAAGTGCTCCTAAGCGGCCTGTTTCAGCGGAGATTGTTCAAAGGAAATATCGGGGAATACGTGGTTATGCAGTTCTCTCAGGGCCAGAGCCTGAACAGCAGGATTGCTGCTTTCGAGATTTTTCAGTTGCGTCAGGTTGAGCTGAACGGTGTAAATGTCCCCCCCTTCAATCGGCGGCATATTTTCCAGACGGCGAACATCGTTTCGCGACATCCAGCCATTCTGAAGCGCGCTGGTATAGTAAGCCGCACGGCCAGCGCTGTCGGCGCGCAGCAGTCCTTCAACGGAGAACTCCGCGAACACGTCATTATCGCTATCGAGCAGGCACCGGCCAATTTCCTGTTCAATATTCACCAGCAGCGGTCGAAGAGTGTGCGTCAGGAACTGAAGGTTCATCCCTTCAAGACTGGATGCCCAGCTGCTTTGTTTAGTGGTATGGCCGACCATGAAAGGAGGAACGCGAAACCAGCGGCAAATTTCCTCGATACTGAAGGAACGGCTTTCCAGCAATTGTGCCGCTTCCGGATTCATGGTGACATTCTGGTATGTGAGTTCATTTTCCAGCACCATCAGTTTCCCGGCATTTTTTGAACCGATAAAAGACTGAAGGTTTTTCCTCAGACGATCACGCTGCTCTTTGGTCAGCGCATTTTTTGAAGAAAGAAACCCTGTACTCTGAAGGCCATTTTCAAAGATTTTTGCCGCGGCTTCATCCACCGACATTGCCGCACCAAAGACATCGATGCCCGTCATCGCAGGCATCATGCCACATACACCATCCAGACCGAATCCACGGATATGCATAATCCGGTTTACAGGTATAATTCGCTGTTTTCCGTTCTCAGTATATGAGTACTGCAATTGCCCACTATCCAGTCGTTTTACTACCATGTTCTGTGGTAACAGCGGAACCAGCGATACCAGTTTTCTGCCAATAAACAGTTTTTCAACAAATGCATTTCCCCGCAGACAGATACTGGCGACCACCATCAGCATAAAACGTGACGGCGTCATTTCAGGATTGGGGCGCCGACAAAGCACCTGGTAAGCAGGATTATCAGAAGCCAGTTTTCGGGAGCCATCAGCCTGACGTTCGTAGATTTTCAGCGGTAACGTGGAAACCGATTCACTCAACAACCTGACACAGGCCCATACAGCAGACAGGCGGATAATCTTATCAGCAGTCACAACTTTTCCACTGCTGCTGGTTCCGAACCACTCGCGCCAGAACTCGCCGTTAGTCAGGCTGACGGGGACGCCCAGCCAGTTTAAAAGGGCGCTTTTTATTCGCCCGGGGTGTTTATTATTCGCCATCAGATACCCACTATGATTGGATCATCAAAGAAACCATCAACATCGCCATCATCAGTGACATCCTCTTCTGATGCACCTATTGCCATAGCGGAAGCCACCACGCCATCAATACGTCCGGTACTTTTTTTCTTGGCAAAAATGCGGTTTTCTTTCTGATCGGCTTCGGTTACTGCGGAAGCTGCATTCCAGCGCAGGCAGGGATTAGTTTTAATAGCGACTGCACCATCATCCAGCATCTGCTCAAATAGCTCGATAGAATGCGGCATCCACAGACCAGAATCTTTTGCCTTGTAGTAGCCCTGTCCATGCGGGATCAGCGGCACTGATACTGAGGCTTCGTCCAGTTCCGGCTCAAGGTATTTAATACGGTACTGGTCGAAGGCAATGGCTTTGATGTCGAACTGCATTGCAAGATCTGCAATACGTTCAGCAACAAAACCATACTTCACGGCTTTACCTGGTGTGGTGTGGATGTATCCGTCCCGTTCCCATGCGTCATATGGAACCCGGTCTGTTTTCGCCCGGTCTGTCAGAGTGTCTTTTGGCGTCCAGAATTCCACCACCAGCTTTCTCTTTTTCGGAAAGAACAGAGCCAGTGCAGTGAGATCCCGGCTGCCTGAAAGATCCAGACCGCCATAGCATTCCTCGCCCCGCAGCTCCTGCAGGTCGAAATCCTCCTCGCATCCCATCCAGACATCACTGCTCATCCAGGGATTATCAGCATCCACCCACTGGCAGAAGTTCAACCGCCGGACAATGCTTTCCTTCGACGGCATTCCGCGGGCCTGCGTGACCTGCTCACGCAAATAGCGCTCAGTAAAGGTGTGTCCCAGCGACGGGTTAGCCTTTTTCCAGCAGGTCTCGTCCTTAAAGGGATCTTCCCCTTCGTCCAGCGAACAGATAAAAGAAAAGAAGCTGTCATCGTCAACTGAACCTTCAGCAACCTTGCGGCCATATTCGTGATAGTCATAACAGACGCTGGTTTTATCATGGCCACTGTTAGTTATCATGAAAATCAGCGCCTGCCGGCGGCCTTTCGTACCGGCGCGCATCATTTCCACGACCTGGTTATTTTTATGTTCGTGAATTTCGTCTATCAGAGCACAATGCGGGCGCGGACCTGACTGGCCGTCGTCTGAGCTGATAGGCCGGAAAAAAGAACCGGTCTGCAGAAAAGCCAGATTCCACTCTTTCCCGGCACCGCCTGATTTGTTAATCCGCTGTGCCAGTGCTGGCGACTGGTCAACCATCGCCACAGCATCGCGAAACAGTATCATGGCCTGGTCTTTTTTCGTGGCGGCCGCGTAGACTTCCGCGCGTGGCTCCTTGTCGGCGACAAGGCAGTAAAGAGCGATACCAGCTGCAAGCGGTGATTTACCTGACCCCTTACCGGATTCGACGTACACCATACGGAACCGGCGATAGCCGTCTGAGTTTTGCCAGCCAAATACAGACCCCACGATAAAGCACTGCCAGGGTAACAGATTGAACGGCTTGCCTTCGTGTTCGCCGCCGTTAAGTTTCAGCACTTTCGCGAAAAAGTCGATGGCACGCTGCGCTGTTTCCGTATCCCATACCAGACCGCGGGCATGGCAGGACTCCAGATCCTTCAGGTGACGCTTGCAGGAATTGCGGATATCAGGTCCGGCAATTTCCTTACCGGACGCCACATCCATCGCATAACGAGTGGTGGGGTCAACCGAAGAACTGGTTGAGCGGGTCTTCTTTCTCTTCTCCACCATCAACTTTCACCTTTGTTCTGGCGGCCGGGGTGAGACCGAATTCGACCAGGTAACTTTTAAACCGTCGATCGGCATCAGCCAGCATCGCAACAGCCGGGTTCGCCTTAATCAAAAATCCCCCTTCAGTCTTGACTGTATAAGTTCTCCCTTCGTCCGCGATCGTCAGACGAAGCTGAAGGATATCTGCATAGATATCGCAAAGACGCTCCAGCGCCAGTGAATCGGCAACTGTAAGAATACCCATGCCATCAAGTAAAACTGTGAGCCGGCCCCACGCAACTTTTCCCCAGTCGCTAAGATGTGCTGGCGGGCTGGGGATTTCTTTTGCAGGTTGGGGTTCTTTATCGTTGAGTTTACGTTTGCCCGGATTGCCGGTTACCACTTTCAGGTGGGTCGGTTTCGGGCGCCGTCCTGCCATCGGAACCTCCCGGAAAAAAACTTTTCATTTCGCGGTTGTGCACACAGAGGGGGGCGGGCGGTCACGCAGGCACAAAGCTGTGAACTTTTAACCCGCCCTCCTCCTTCATAGCTGCCACACATATGAGTATTGTTATCGTCTGAACCAGTGCGATGCACGGTCAAGTGGAATACCGTTCTCGTCACAGCCCACGACGACACCGCGTTTCTCCATTCGTTGCTTCGTAGAGTCGTGGTGCTGCTTACACAACCCCTGCCAGTTCTTCCGGCTCCAGAATAGCTTTTGTGCCTTCGCTATCGCTTCGGCGTTTCCACTATTCAGCGCCTCTTTCAGTTTGTGCGGGATGATATGATCGACCACCGTTGCCGCCGTCACTCTTCCCTGTTCATGACACATGGCACACAACGGATGAGTACGAAGGAACAGGAGGCGCTCACGGTCCCATTTGCTGCCGTAGATACGGGGCTCTTTTTTCACATCCGCCCCTATGTGTTGCGGGGCTCCCCAGTCCGGTTTTGCCATGTTGCTATCCTATGGTTAAAGCCATTAAAAAAGCCACCCGAAGGTGGCCTTTGTGATGGCAATAAAAACCGCCCGGAGGCGGCTTGTTATCAATTACTTAATAGCTGTTCGATATTAGATGGGATCGGGACACCAGGCTCTACTTTTAGTTTGTTTAGCCTTTCGACAATAGACAGTTTCTCCGCCCCACTCGCTGCTTGGTAGTAGGGTCTTACCCCTTCAATGATATCATTAGCTGTAACTGAAGAACCAACGCCAGCGCCTGGCTCGTTTTTATTCAAAGAGCTGTGAATAATTTGCTCAATAGCCTGATTCATAGTTATTACCCAAAATGAGTGGTTACATACCACAACTTGTATATATGTCCACCACAGGCCTTTATCAAGCCCACCCGTAGATAGGCTTTGTAATGGCTACTTCACTGTTTCGATGGTCGAGCCGTGAGAGTTCATCACGTAAACCTGGTCGCCAGGATAGATGAACTGGTAACGGCAGCCATCACCCGCGCCGGGGAAATTTTCACTCGGATATTCCTCAATAATGATGGCAATAGCATCAGTATCCAGCACATCAGTACGGTCACTAATAACCAGTTCTTCCTCCTGCAGCGCTTTGGTCATTTCTGGATCTTCATAGATAGCCGGGAGCCAGTATGCGAAGTCCGGGCTGGCTGAGTTATGAGTAAGTTTTAAAGTATCTGCGAACGTTTCAGAACCAGCCCTGGCTATCGAGATGGATGGCTGCTCACAAATATGCGTAACACCGTTGATGATGGTTTTAACTGTAAACATAGTATTTCCTTCTTCGTCTCCTTGTTACAACAAAAAGCCCCGCTAGTGCGGAGCTATGGGATTGTTGGTTGACTCTCTCACCGAGTTGTAAATACGCTCACACGTCATTCCTGCCTGGTAACGTTCGTCAGCGATTGCAGCATATCGTTTAGCTTCTGCTGCAATATCTCCGAGCATGTCGGCAAGCATTCCGGCGGTGGTGTCGGCTGTTTTGCTTCTGACGGCAGCGGCAAGATTTGCGGTGTGCTTTGCGGCGTCCAGGCGGGTGGCAAGTTTTTTTGCTTCGGTACGCAGCTGGCTAACAGTGGCAGACAGGCCAGCAGCAGTGGCAGCAGATTTAGCGGCTTGCGCTTGTGCATCTTTCACAGCCTCATCACGGGCAATAATGCGGCCCTGTTCAATAATACGGGCGGCGGTCTGGGCGTTGACTTCCTGAGAGGATTCAGCGCTGTCGCGATCTGCCCATTTTTTTTGCCAGCCCCTGTCACTCCAGACATTACCGGCGATAAACGCACCAGCCATCAGCAAAATAAACGCCAGCTGCAACCAGTATTTTTTCAGCAATACAGGTAACAGATTCATACCAGCACCGATTTTGCTTTTTCAAAGCGCTCTCGCCTGTCACCGATGCCGTTCTGCCCTCCGTTAATGATCTGCGTAACGCGTACCAGGTCGCCGGAGTATTTCAGACACCCTTTAGTCACAAAAAACCACGCTGCGGATCGGGCGGCATGACGTTCCAGCTCAAGCTGTCCCGGATTCGCCACCAGATCCAGTTTCAGGGCAACGCCACATCTGGTGTAATTCTCCAGCCCGGTAATCTGGATAAGCCCACGCCCGCGATACCTCCAGCCATCTCCGGCGTCTTTGTTACCCATGCGGCCGCCATAAACCAGATTGGCTATTTGTGGCTGGTGGGCAACCTGGCGACCATCAATACGCCCCAGCATTTCGCACTGATAAGGCGTAAGGCGTTTACCAAACGTTTTTTTCAGCGCCTCCACCGAATAATTAAAGCTTTCCTTCAGAACAGTAAATCCTGCTGATTCATGTCCCGCTTGTGCAATAAACATGGCCTGATCGAGTGGAGCAGTAATACCGAATTCGCTCATTGCCGCATCAATGTGTGGAAACCAGCGCGCAGAAAGCCCGGCGCTAATACCAGCCGCCTGCTGAAATTGTGATTGGTTCATTATTGCCTCAGATGATCAACCAGGCGTGCCACGTTGCCTCTGACGGCGACCAGCACAGACAGGAAAATAATGTTGGCCCCGATAGTGGCCCACGATGAATAAGGGTAGATACCGCACAGATATGCCAGCGGAACCGCGCTATAGATGACCGTAAGCAGCCACGCCAGGCGAGATATCCATGGTCGATGTCGCGAATCGCCTCGACGATAAAACATCAGGGTCAGCACTACCCCAGTGCAAAGCAATGCATTTAAAGTTGCCGATGGGTCATTTTGTACCACCTGAACCTCCCCGGCGCGTTATCAGCGCCACCAGCGAGCCTATATCCTGATTATTCAGGAACGTCAGGATTTTGACGGCTAAAGCAGAAACGATTACGGCGCCAATCGCATCCAGTGGTTTGTCACTGTAGCCGGTAGCCTGAGACAGGAATGAACCTACCAGCCCTGAGCAGATGATCCCCGCGATGTAGGACACTATAAAATATGCCAGTCGGCGGGTGGCACTCAGATCCGCAGCCGTTGCAATGTAAAATACAGCCCCGGCAAATGCGCCAAACACCACGCCGTAATCGGTTCCGGACAGAAATCCATAGACGCTGGCGCCCGTCAGGACACCACCAGCCAGTCCAGTACCGGAAATCGGATCGGACATTTAGCCCCCTCTTATATTGCTGTTAGTCCTCTCAGAATGAGGGGAATAAAAACTGCCATTCGCAGTTTTGTTTGAATATGTACCCTCAACGCTGGTGATCTTATTTACATGGCGATAAAATAGACGATCCAATACCAAATGGAGCCGTTCATGATTTTTGTTCGCACAGCAACAGGTAGTCATAAGGTTGAGAGTTGGGATCTGATAACAAGCAGGCCAAATTTTATCGATAAGATTTCGAAGGCTGAGCATAAATTATCAGAGATTATTGGTTTTTATCGTTTCAAAGATAAGATTCATTGCGGGCTGAAAGGCTGTAACCAGCCGCACCAAATGGGGTATATCGTTCGCACTGATGATGGCATTGAAACAAATATTGGTAATATTTGCGGTGCCGAAGAGTTCGGCGTGCAATTTAAAGAGTTAACTGAGCAGTTCGATAACTTCATGAAGTTAGAGACAAACAAAATGATTGTCTCAGAGGCCAAACTAAAATGTGATAGGTGGTCATCTACCATTGACAGCTTTCGTAAGCTTAAGCCATCAATAGATACATGCGCGGCGAATATCGAAAAGATTCAAAATGCAAACTATGCTGGTCGGCTTGCTGCAACAGAAATCAGGCTTTTAGCAAAGAGTCAAAGCGGAATCGTTACTCTAACTGAAATTGAAACTGCTAAATGGGCAAGATCCATTCTCTTCGCCACCAATAAATACATGCAAGAGTCAGGAGAGGCTACTACCGATTACTTCATGGGTAAGGTGTCTTTCACGCATGTACTATTGCCAGAGAATAATTTAAGAGAGCGATTCGTTTCTATATCAGAAGATATTAAAGCTATTCGTCAGATAGATTTAAAGGCAGCAAATAGCCCAACAATTGCTGATTTATCAAGACGGGCAAATACTATAGAAGATCGAATCAAACAGTTGAAACTTCTCTTACATGAGGCAAGAAAGTTTCTTACTAAAAAAAATCTTTCGGCCGTCAGCAGTAAGCTTAAGAACTCATCGACTGCATCTGAGAGTGATCGAGCACATTTTGAGTCGTTCCTTAACACTTTAAGTCGATAACAAAAACCCGCCTGATGGCGGGTTTCTTAACTCTGAACATACAACGCCCATCGTTAATGTCAAATATACACAAAAATGGCAACATTGCAAACATCGTGACGCCAAATTACGCGATTTCTATCACATCGTCGCTTTTTGTTACCCGACTTAATTGAGCATTTGAATAACTTTCCTCTTGAAAGCACTTCGTCACCAAACTTTCATAAAAAGGTTTCCAACTGTATCGCCAGGTACGGTCAGGCAGGCTCGGCAACTCCGAGAAGATACCACGATAGGCAACCGATGATTTTGGCCTGCTGTACCCGCGACCTTCACAACGCTTACACTCTTTGTAAACCGGTACGCCCTGCAGTTCTGTCGCTTTACGATCAACCGTCTTACCAGTTCCGCCACACTGGCATCGCTTACTTATCTTTCCAGTACCATGGCAACGGGAACATAACGTTTGATCAGTGTCAGTTACATCACGCTTTACCTCAAAGTCAGATGGTGACTGTTTCATGTCTTTTGCCCATTGTGGCAATCGCATTGTGTAATGGCTTTTCGTCACCGTTTTAGTGGTTGTGAGCAATCCTTTACCACAGCATTTTGGACATTCCACGCTATCAGCTGCTGATGATGCGTAATCGTTATATGCAAACCGGGCAAGAATGCGCATACATAGTGAGAATTTTTTCCCGGATGCTTTACGAACAGCCATCGGTGCGCGCTCTTTCGCATACTCTGCCAACCATATAATGGATGCCTCTCTGTCCTGGCTACTGATTCCAGCTTTCCCGAGGTACATGGCCAACCCTATCCCCGCGTCGGACTGTGTCATTCCCAGTGCAGCCATAACATCAGTAACCGTTAGCTGGTCGCTTGCCGTCGCTCTGCTGGTATCAGAAATGTGCATACCTTTAGGCGCAAAAAACTTTAAAACACTGTCTAGGTTCATACGGTCTCCATGCTTCTTAAGCTTTCGCAATTACGCCAGCACGCCAATTGCCAGCGCGCGATCGATAAAACGAAATATCAACTCCAGTTGAGAGCCGTATTTCTCTTCGAATGCCACGGTGTCCGCATGTAACTCATTGTGATGCGTTCTGCACAACGGCAGCACAAAGAGGTCATGCGCCTTCGTTCCCATCCCTCCCTGACCGTGGCCTATCAGGTGGTGCGGATCATCCGCCTGCTTCCCGCAGCAGGCGCACGGCTGGGATTTAACCCAGCGGGTATATCTCTCATTGACCCATCGACGGCGTTTCGGACGTAACATGAAGCTTTCCGGCGATTCCGGATCAACCCTGAGCGCCAGTACCTTTTTCGCCTTATCCTGTACAATGCTGGTGGCCGGCACCGAGGGAACAATTTCACTTTCACGGGTAGCTGACTGGACAATTGCCTTCGGCATCCTTAATGCTTTTCTCGCAGCGCTCTCCGGTAAGACTTCTGCCAGGTCATTGCGTACCATCCACCAGCACAGTTCCGGGAGAGTAACTGCGTGCATATCGTCAAAACCCAGATCACGACAAACAACCGATAAAACCCATTTTGTCGTGTTCTCCACAGCTATTGATTTCAGCCGTTCCGTAAACTGTTCGCGCAGCAGGTTATCGCAGTGCCAGCACAGTCGGATTGCCCCCGGAGCGTGGCGCATGGTTGTCATCTGTTCGCTGTGCCAGTCTGAATGCGGCCACTGACAGCCATTCCCCCGGAGTAGCCAGCTTTCCAGACTATCCAGACCACCAGCACGATAGATAACCGACTCATTACGGAACACATCACGAACAGCAGGATCATCCGCCAGCGGCTGTGATACCGCCGGGACCGCGCCGCTGGCGAAAGATGAAAATTGCTCCGGCTCTGGTTCAAGCAGAACACGCCCCTGCATAAACAGGGGCATCAGTTCCGATCCCGGCCTGAACAATACAACTCCCATACGAGGAGCAATTTCAGGGGTCAGTAACGCTCTCACGATCACCTCAATGAACGGTATCGAGCAGCTTCAGCAGCTCAGGGAATTTGGACTCGAAGAAATGCGGCTGCGTCTCGCGAGGGTTTGCCGGGCTGGTGATGTTTTTGCCGAACATGCAGCCTTTCGCCGTCAGCGACCAGAATTTTTTAATGCCGTTAATCGCGGAACGACTGTAACGTTCACGATGTTCAACAACACCCAGCTTCGCTAACTGCTGATACGCCTGATTAGCCGTCATCCGGATACCATGCTGTTTTAACAGCGCGCTCAGTGCCAGCGTCGGGCGGCTTGAACCATCCAGCGCGCCAGCCGGAGCATCAATGGCATATTGTGGCGCCAGGTTAGGTAGTCCCACTGCCTCCTGGAGTTTCTGGCACGCGCCCAGTACCGATGAATTGGACAGGTTTAACTCTTTGCGCATAAAACCCAGCAGAATCACCCCCGCCTGCATCTTATCGGCAGCCATACCAGAAGATGTTTGTGGCGCACTGGTAATCCGATCGAACGTGCGGATCACCTTGAGATGGAAAGACGGGCTGATCCACATTGCATAAGCAAACACCAGTTCTTTGCATACGTATGTACCTTGTTCAGCACCACCGCGAACAGTATTTACTGGAGCGATACCCAAACTTCGGGTATCACTACCGCCCTGAAAAAAGCTAACAGATTGATTTTGTTCCGAGGGTGGAATTCCGCCCTCGGTGAAAAGTTGCTCAATCAGCTCATGGGTTTGCTTATTATCAAGCCAGTACTTCGGACGGTATTTCTGCTCTCCACCCGCAGCCCGGTGTAAATCGTTAAGACAATAGCGCCCATGAGCGTCGCGGCGAACTTCGATACCATCAATGACCATTAAATTATTCATGCTTCTTTCTCCATTTTCAGGCGGCTGCACCCGCCCCTGTTTCAAATTTCGTGATCGTGATTTCTACCTTCCCCTTCGGGAAAACTGGTCCCCACTCCACCAGCATTCTCTTTACCTGGCTGTCGTCCTCCCAGACTCCTGCGTGAGTCAGTGCGTCGAACAGCGCTTTGTTGTAATTGTCCAAATCCCTGATCCGCTTATCTGGCGGATACAGGATGATTTCTACCGCTGCTAGTTCAGTCGATGGCTTCGGGAGACGTCGTAATTGCTCAATGATCGCCACGCAGGCAACGCTCTGGTATTTACGACCAACAGCGCTAATGAGGTGACGACCGGCCAGCGGCCCCTTGTTAGGGGCGCGCCAGTAAGTGTTCACGCTCGGAGGAAAAGGCAGGATCAGTTTCACACGGCCTCTCCCCGCATATTGCGAACAAGTTCAGAAGCTGCAGTAATGATTTCGCTGGTGGCCGTTCGTTCCAGCCAGAGTTGATTAATGTTGGCTTTCAGCTTGTTCTGCTGTAATGCGTCCAGAGAATCCGCCCCCTCAACCTGGTTGAACACCAGACCAACCTCAAGCGGCCAGATACGCGAATCCACATCAGGTAATACTGCTGGCGCTACAATGGGTTCTTCTTGCTCTGGAACCGTGGTGGCTGGTGGCTGAACCTTTCCCGCAGCAAATTCGACCAGTGACATAAACGCCTTCCCTTTTTCCTCCAGTTCGGTACGGCTGATGTAGCTGAAATGCTCGCCGCGCCAGGATTTATCGAAGATTGCAATGGCGCCAGCAAAGAAAGCACCAGTGGGTTTCTGCTTATTGTCCGCAGGAACAAACCACACTGGGAGATCGAAACCAATACGACCGCGGATAAACATGATGTGGTCAGCGTCTTCCGGCCACCACGTTTCACTTGTCGCTGCTTTAATGAGGAACACGTAACGCCCACCCTTTTCACGCATCGCCATTGTGTGATCCATGATGTGGGTCATGCCGGTGATCGCCTGCTTCTCGTGGTACTGAGAGCGGCTATAGGGTGGATTACCGAATGCGGCCCCGCCGATTGACTCCAGCATTTCAGCCCAATCTTGTACCAGCGCGTTATCATCGGCGGTGTACCACACAGGGCACTTAGCGTTATCGTCGTCAGCAAAGAGATCCAGCGTTAGGGGACCGAATATCGCATTAATGCCCCAAAAAAGCAGGTCTGGTGTCCGCCACTGATCGCCGACTTCTTTCAGTTCATGTGCTGATTTGTTGCGCAGTTCTGCCAGCGCCTGGCAATATTTATTGCTCATTAAGACCCCACATAATTCCCTGACAGATACCACTCACTACCTGATGCAACATACTTTCTGCTCTTCCGCAAACACCGTTCACGGCGCGCCAGAAAGGCGCTACGTTCCGACGGGATATGACTCTCCCGGAATGCCTCCATCCATACCGTAGCTGCACGACGGAACAACCCTCCCGACTCCAGTGTTTCTGCCTGACGTATCAGATGCATAATCACCTGCGGGTCGTTGGTTCCGACATAACAGCTCCGCACAGGTTTAGTCCCGATATCTGGCTCCTGATCCGGCTGTATGTCTGTCTCAAGAGCAAAATGCCTGCGAGTTTTACCTTCAAAGCGATGAGCAACACGCCCGCACTGGCGTAACTTACTTGTCGACTGCAGGACGCTTTTACGCGGGAAATCTGCAAAAGCATTCGCTATATCGCTGGAAGTACATCCCGGATGGGATTCAATGAATTTCTGAACGTCTCCCATAAGACTCATATCACCCCCTGAACCCTGTCGGGATCTGGCTGTAATCCACATTCCCGTAGCTGGATTTGAACATTGGATCTTCACGGTTTTCGAAACGTCCGCCGATGGGCGCGGACAAACGCAATGACAATTCATCCCACTTTTCCCGGAGCTTTGAGGGGCTGAGAATGTTACGGCACCAGAACGGATCACGGCTGACCCGGCTGTACATTTCGCAGATCTGTTTGTGGGTACGCCCGTCCTGAGCACACATCAGGCGAATTTCATTTGCCCAGACGGTCCAGTTAGGTTCCTTCGGACGAACCAGCTCGCCGTCACTCTCCGCGGCCTGTTCGTACAGCGCGATGATTTTTTTCCAGATCCACTGAGCACAGGTCAAATCGTCCTGCGTTCCCCACTGACGCTTTTTAGGGCTCAACACAGCGGCATCCGGATGACGGGTTAAAAACTCCTGGTCTGTCATCTGCTGGTCCGGTTGCGAAGCGTCCGGACAAGAAGGGGTTTTATTAACTTGTGGATCTTGTTTTGATTTTACTGACGGATCCCCGCCAGATTCTGACGGGTCAAAACCGCCGTTTTTGCCAGATTTCGACGGGTCAGATTTTGATGGGTCAGATTTTGATGCGTCAGATTCTGATGGGTCAGATTTTGACTGGTCAGGATCTGACAGGTGAGCAAATGCAGCCGCCTGCAGCTTTGCCACATTTAGCTGATAAACATTGGAGGCATTACGGTTTCCCTGACGTCTGGCTTTACGTGATAACCAGCCGTCAGCTTCCAGTTTTGCTATCGCCGTTCTGACTGTACTTACCCCGGCCCCAAGCTGACGAGAAATTGTCTCAATGGATGGCCAGCAGACCCCTTCATCATTGCTGAAATCAGCCAGGCGAGCCATGATAGCCACACTGGATAATTTCATTCCCGAAGCTGCACAGGCATCCCATACATAGCCTGTTAATTTAGTGCTCATGCAGCACCTCCGAGATGCTTCATGTTTTTGCCGGAACGAAAGGCAATAAGAGGCATGTTGACGCGGTAATTACGCCCAAGAGGCTCACAGACAACCTTCTGACATTCGCGATCGACCAGGCTAATACGCAGAACGTACCCTTCTGGTGTGCTGTACCACTGTCCTGGACGAGGGCAATGAAAACGTTGGCTGGTGAACCGTTTAAAAATATTCCGGATCATTTGCGCCCCCTTACCTCTGAACGGTTCAGTGTCATATTGATAAGGCTCGCAAGCGCCGCAGCGTCATTGATGCGGTCGTACAGGCTGACAGCCAGCGGAGATTCCGCTTTTTCCAGCATGGGATAAAGCTGCTGTAACCAGACCTGATGAATGGATGAAATGTAGGAATATAGAACGCTGGCATTATGTGCTGCATCGCTCAGCACCGATGGAGTTGAAAGTTGTTTCTCCATCTGGTTAAAGACATTGATGTATGCCTCTTTGAATTGGGCGGCGCGTTTGCCCGTAAAGCCCATAGCAAGGAAAGCAAAGCCGTCGCGGGTTATTTGATAGCAAGGTAGTTTGCGGCCTGATGCGTCGATGTACTCACTGAGCTGAAAATTCAGCTCAGTAAATTCGGCAGAGCATTCAAGAGACGCAATTTTTTGAACGACATTTTTGTGTTGTTTGCCGAAATAACTAGCAACAGCCAGAGAAGAAGTAACAACTTTGCCTGCAATAATGCAAAGTTCAGGTTGTACTAAGGCAGGGATCGTAGCCATGATGGCAGCCTCCGTATGCAATGGATAACTTCCACCACCGGAAACGCCAATTTCGCTGGTGGTGAACTGAGCAGGGTTGGCGTAACCGGCGCATACGGAAACCGGCGCACCTTTCGGTGCCCCCACCCAGCCCACCATAATTTGGGTATAGCTGAGCTGTAGCAACAAAAAAGACGCTAACGCGCCCATTGTCGCCGTATGCAATTCCAGGACGCCAATCCCGGCACCCGCTTTATGAGGTGCCTGAACAGTGTAACGTCCCGGAATTGCAGAATCAATGTGTTCCTGGCGCTTCACACTCAACAAAATCACGCCTGAATTTCCACAAAGGGCTAAAACACTCATGCGGATAGCCCTTGCGCAGATAGATAACGCGCTCAGTTTCTGGTTCCCAGCGAATGACATGGACATAAAGTCCCCTTCCATCCCGAAACCAGCGGTTAAGTTCCTGCACGATTCATCCCCCACGGTCAGGCTGTGTTCCCTGTGGTTACGCGCGACCAGGCTATTTGGTAATCTGCATTCATGACGCAACGGCCGGTACTCATACATCCCCGGTTGTTGCGACAAACGGTTATTTACCGTTAAACTGTTCATGCGTTGGTTTTCTCCATAAAATTTGACGCCACGGCGCCCGGAGCTGCACACTCGCGGGCGTCACCCTTTTCTGGCGCGCAAAAAACTCTGTATACCAGTGTCGAATGCTGTTGCAGCTTTGCGATCGCCTGATACAACTCCTCATCAATCACGGCTTTTTCATGTGGCTCAATAACGCCATCTTCGATAGCTACCCTGATTTGCTGGGAATAACTAGTGATCTGCTCAATCGCTTCCAGCAGGCGCTGATTAATATCTGCGTTATCCACTTCTTCCATATCTGCCAGCGGAACAAAAACGCCACCTGATGCCCTGGCTACTGAATGTGCCAGGTGATAGGTTCCTCCGGCACGTTGCAGTACCAGCGCCCACCCAATCGGGAAGATCTGATCACCACCAGTACGCAGGCGGTTAAACAGAGCATCTTTGGTGACATCCAGCCATTCCGCAGCTTCTTCATAACCGCCATGCAGACTGGAAATCGTCTTTTTAATCGCAGCCACCAGCCAGCGGGGCTGCTTTTCAACTTTCCATTCAGGTTCATGTCCCACGGATCTACTCCTTCTGCTGTGGTGGCGGTCAAATCGCCGAATCACTAAGCTGATATCTGTTTGGATACAAAATTTGCATCTCGCTAATTTCTCCGGCGTAAAATTGAGCCAGGCGCTCAGCAAGCTCTGTTGAAGGAGCCTGCTCGCATCTTTCAACCCGGCTTAATGTTGCAGGATCAACCTGAACCCCTTTAGCGACGTGCTGTAACGTATAACCATGCGATTTCCGCAATTTTCTCAATGGTGATTGCATAAAACCTCCTTCTTTTGCGCATGTCGCATGTTATTTCATACAGCAAACTTGCGCAAGTTGATTTGCACAATGCGCAAAAAATTAATGTAATGAACGCATGAATATAGGAAACCGTGTCAGACAACTTCGCCGCGCGAAGAACATGAAAATTGCTGAGCTAGCAGAAGCCATCGGCGTGGATGCCGCAAACATCTCTCGTCTGGAGACTGGCAAGCAAAAGCAATTTACCGAACAAACACTTTCTAGGCTGGCTGACTGCTTAGGTGTTGATATAGCAGAACTCTTTACCTCAGACTCAAAAGGTAATACTGTATGTAAACACAGTGATATGAGGAAGGATTCAGCTAACGTGAAGGATTTGTTCCGTATCGAGATACTGGATGTCAGTGCAAGCGCCGGTAATGGACTCATTCAGGGCGGTGATGTTATCGATGTAATCCATGCTATCGAATATAACAAGGACAAAGCATTAGCTATGTTTGGCGGGCGCCCTGCCGCTGAGCTTAAAGTGATTAACGTGCGCGGTGACAGCATGGCGCCAACAATTGAACCGGGAGATCTTATTTTTGTCGATATAAGCATCAACCAGTTCGATGGTGATGGCATCTATGTCTTTGGCTTTGATGATAAAATATACGTAAAAAGGCTGCAGATGATCCCCGATAAATTATTGGTGATATCTGATAACACTAACTACAGGGAATGGAGTATTACCAAAGACAACGAGTGCAGGTTCGGTGTTTTTGGCAAGGTTCTGATAAGCCAGACGCAGTCACTCAAACGACACAATTAATAGAAAGCGTCGACAAGGCCACCATTATGGTGGCTTTTTTTTTGACTCAAAATTGCATATATCGCAATTTTATACTTGCGCAATGTGCAATTTAAATGTAATTTGCATTCATAGAGCAGCGAACAGGCAGGACGCCCACGAAGTAGCCGCCGGTGGCATACGAATGACCGGATGATTCGCTGAAAGGTGTCTTCGGGAGGGGTTGCGGAACTGGGTTGACCACCAGCAACAGATAACTCAGCCGACAACACGGAGCCGTTTAACCCACGGCGTCGGAGTGTAAATACCGTAGGGGTTGTACCGACTGGTCATCGGTGCCCCGCCCGAAGATAGCTGTAGCCAGTGCAAGCGATATTCTGGCGGCCCGTTCCATTACGTTAGCGGAAACCGCCAGCTTTTTCAGGAGAGCAACAGATAAGAGTTTTTTCCGCGCGGTAAAGCGCTTCTGTAAGAGAGAGAACTCTTATCGTTGTGGTGAATGCGGCTCAGCGCACGCGGGTAAGGTTGAAGCTGACAGTCGATCCTCTGTAGTTAAGCACCCGTCTGGCGTGCAACCTTCGCCAGATACCGGGAGGCACCCGGCACCACAACGTTATTGCTGTGTGAAGTCTTGTCGGCGTCCGGCTCTTCCAACAACAGGAGGAAGGCGACAGTGTTCTGCCGTGACGCCGACCTTTTTACACAACAGAAAAGAGCATCTCCGCGCGACGGGCTCATTACCCAATCCACCCGGAAAGCTGTTACAGCAGGTGCTCTTTTCTGTTTTGTGGAGAAACCAACTGGCGGTGGCAACCGCCATCTTGAGGGGTTAACGATGAATGATGACCGCATGACCGTAGTGCCCGACTTTCTGGGCGAACTGGATGCCGGCGTGTTCATGAACAAAATCGCGGCAGCGCTGAATACTGTCGGATTAGGCGTTCTGAATAACGGCAATAAAGGCAAGGTAGTCCTCACCTTTGATTTTGAGCGCATGGGAAATTCAGTCGAAGAGAAGCGCGTCAAAATTAAACACAAGCTGCAGTACAGCACTCCGACGCCGCGCGGTAAAGCTTCAGAAGAGGACACAACAGAAACCCCAATGTGGGTTAACAAGGGCGGAAAGCTCACCATACTGCAGGAAGATCAGGGTCAACTGTTCAGTATTAAAGGCACTACTGACGGAAAGCTTAAAGCGGCTCAGTGAACCGCAGCTAACCAAATCACTACCACCACTTTGATCATTAGTTAATAAGGAATTTTTATGTCTCAGTTAGACAGCGGCACTTTTCAGCAGGTAAAAGACCTGGTCCTTTCTGGCTATCACCTGAACGATATTCAGGGGCTGGCTTGCCCGACAGCATTATTACCTGCCGGAACAGGTGTTGAAAGCCTCGAACGCTTTGCTCTGGAGCGTTTCCGCTTCCGCGGCGCCATGACTACCACCAGCATTGAAGACTTTGTTCGTTATTCAAAGGGCTATGCCAGCGCTACTGAAAAAGCACGCTGCTTTATCGACGCAGACCATATGACAGCTCGCTCAGTTTTCAATATTGGTACGCTGGATAACCCCGGTCATGCAGACAACGTTGCTTCTATCACGCTGAAACAGACTGCACCATTCCGCGCCCTGCTCCAGATCAACGGGGAACGCCTGAAACAAAAACAGATCGCCGAATGGCTTGAAGACTGGAGCGATTATCTCCTGGCGTTCGATTCTGACGGTAACACAATGCAGATTTCACAGGCTGCCCAGGCTGTTCGCCGCATTACGATCCAACAGGCAACCCAGCAGGATCATGAAGATGGCGATTTCAGCGGTAAGAAATCCCTTATGCAAAGCATTGAGGCCAGCAGCAAAGACGTTATGCCGGTGGCTTTTGAGTTCAAATGTGTTCCATATGAGGGTCTCGGAGAACGTGAGTTCAGCCTCCGCAACAGCCTGCTGACCGGTGATGAACCTCGCTTTGTTCTGCGTATCGTACAACTGGAAGCGCAGGAAGAAGCGATCGCCAATGAATTCCGCGACCTGCTTATCAGCAAATTCGACGGTGAATCAGTAGAAACGTTCATCGGTAACTTTAAAGCGTAATTGCTCTGCATTAAATCCCCGGCGCCGCGGGGATTTATTGAAGTGTAATTCTGTTAATTATCGCTACCCGGCGAGGGATTCGCACAACCAAAATTCACGCGGTGCAGCGCGAAATAAATTATAAGGAGAACCAACGATGAGTTTTATTCAAACACTTTCAGGTAAACAATTTGATTATCTCAGCGCAACTATTGACGACATTGATATTGAAGATATCGCCGTGGCGCTTTCCAATATTTGCCGCTTCTCCGGACATCTCCCTGAATTTTATAGCGTGGCGCAGCATTCCGTACTGTGCAGCCAGCTTGTATCACCGGAGTTTGCCTTTGAAGCCCTGATGCACGACGCAGCCGAAGCGTATTGCCAGGATATCCCTGCCCCATTAAAAGCGTTACTGCCTGATTATCGCGAGATTGAGAAACGTACCGACCAACTGATCCGCTTTAAGTTTGGCTTGCCACTGGAAGAAGCCAGCGTAGTGAAGTATGCAGATCTTACCATGCTGGCAACTGAACGCCGCGATCTGGATATTGATGACAGTATTCCCTGGGTAATACTGGAAGGTATCCCCCCGACAGATTTATTCGAAATCTACCCCCTTCGCCCCGGTCAGGCTTTCGGCCTGTTTATGGCCCGCTTTAATGAACTGATGGAGCTACGGCAATGTGCTGCATGAAAGATAAAGAGTCTGTAGTGAAGGCAATCAGATCAAGACGTTTGTGGGAGCGCGTTGAAGGCGGTGCAGCATGAACATCGACAAACAGGCGCTGCTCGTCAGCAAAGCAAAAGCATCTGTATTCACTATGGTATACATCTCTCAATTTGAAGCGAGTGATATTGATTCTGACGATATCGATTTGCGGTTTGAAGTTGATGGCGTTGAAACCGGCACAACAGTTTCTATCGTTGATGAGTGTGGCCACGCCGCACAGATAATTACGGCGCTGCTGGATGAGCTGGAGCATTACAAATCACGTGAAGAGCGAGTTACAAAGCTGGTTCTTGATAACTCAACAAGCTGGGATGCTCTCTACAAGAAGCTGGAATCCTCAGAGAAGCGCATAGCGGAACTGGTAAACGATGAGGTGCGCCAGCGCCTGGCTAACGCTGAGCATCAACTGCACATGGCTGAACTGGCTAAGTGCAACCTTAGAGCCAGTCGCAAAGCTCAGTTCCGCAAGCGCAAGGCCGCAGAACGCCGTATAGCAGAACTGGAGGCGCGAGAAATAAAACCAGCCAAAGGTGAGGTGCTTGTCGTTGTATCTGGTTTTACTGGTTGTGGGAAAAGCGCCATCGCTGGGGAAATAGAAATCGCGATGAAAGCTATTGGCGTACCGGTTCAGTGGACTAACGGCGATGCAGAAAAGCACATGACTGGCGCTGACTGGCTAACAGCGATTGAGATGTACAAACCAACGGTGCGCATCGTGGAAGTGAATGTTCCACGCGCTGCTGGCATCAAGGTTGAGGGGGAGTGATGTCACAGCAAACCATTTTGGACGTGTGTTGTGGCTCCCGTATGTTCTGGTTCAACAAACAGGACACCCGCGGCGTATTCGCTGATATCCGCGCCGAAACGCATACCCTGTGCGACGGTCGTCGCCTGGTTATCAGTCCTGACTTGATTGCTGATTTCCGTGCGCTGCCGTTCGCTGATGCGTCGTTTCCGGTTGTGGTGTTTGATCCTCCACATCTGGAGCGTGTGGGCCAGGCTGCCTGGATAGGTAAAAAATACGGGCGCCTGAATAAAAAAACGTGGCGTTCTGACCTCCGCGCCGGATTCAAAGAGGCGTTTCGGGTGCTGCGGCCACACGGCGTACTCATATTTAAATGGAACGAAACGCAGATTCCGGTAAGCCAGATTTTGGCGCTGACGGACGTAAAACCAATTATTGGCCAGCGAACCGGGAAGAACGATAAAACCCACTGGATTATTTTTGTGAAGGACTAACCCATGACCACTATTACCAATAACAAATTACCAGAATGGCGAACGGCGCTGGATAAGTGCGTAGAAAATTATCAATCCACCAGGGCGTGGTATGAAGAAAACCGAGATAGCCCGGCAGCGCTAGATGATATGGAAAGAGCAGAAGATCAGCTTGCTAACTTTGTAAGGAAATGCGGTTTCAGTATCGTCCTGTCCTTGCTGGATGAAATAGACGAGCTACAGGAACTACGCCGTAACTATCTGGCGTTACGTGGTGAGATTGAGGACGTGCAGTCGCAGTTGTACGAGGCAGAAAACCAGGCTAACGAGTACGCCAGCGAGCTACAGGAACGCCGCAGGCTGGACGGGATACAGCACGCTGTCTGTGAGGTGTGTGGAGTGCCGTGTAATAATCCCAATCACCCACAAATGGCTGTGGCACATGAGCACAGCGCCCAGCCAGTGCCGGTAGTGCCGGAGGAATGCCCTGCCGAGTTGCCATACGCGCAGGTTAAGGCAGCCGCTGACCTGTACGCCCTGTGCTGGCAATCGGGAGAAGTGGTTACTTATACGCCTGCCCCAGAAAAGGCGACTATCTGGCTAAATAACTACTCGGGAACTTGCGTTCAGGAATACGTGAAGCTTGAACGACTGCAAGAAGCGCTTTCTGGCTACTCTCCGGTAATTCCGCGTGTTTATCTGGCTGATATTAATACCGACCACCAGCACTGATATTTGATGTTACAGCCCGGGTGCAGCCGGGCTTTGTGGAGAAAAATAAATGTCACGAATGATCCCCTTACTCGACTGGGCCAATGAGGAGTTCGGAGCGCAAGCACCAAGTGAGCGTATCCTTAAGAAATACGCTAAAGGCAAAATGATGATACCTCCAGCTGTTAAAGTAGGTCGTTACTGGATGGTAGACCGTAATGCTCGATTTGTTGGTACGCTTGCCGAACCGAAAATTCCGGCAAACGCCAGTCCAAGATTACAACGGATTATTGCAGATGGCTGCTAGACCACGTTCTCACAAAATTTCAATTCCGAATCTATACTGCAAGCTAGATAAGCGGACGGGCAAGATTTATTGGCAATATAAACATCCTGTTTCCGGACGCTTTCACAGCTTGGGTACTGATGAAGTGGAAGCTAAAAAGGTTGCATCCGAAGCGAACACGATCATTGCAGAACAAAGAACCAGGCAGGTTCTTAGTGTTAACGACCGTCTTGCCAGAATGAAAGGCAGAAGAACGGACATTACTGTCACTGAGTGGATTGATAAGTATATTGAAATTCAGGACGAACGGTTAAAACACCGTGAACTCAGACCTAATTCTTATCGACAGAAAGCAAAACCAGTCAGGTTATTTCGCGAACATTGCGGTATGCAATATTTGAAAGATATTTCCGCATTGGATATCTCTGAGATCACGGATGCAGTTAAGGCTGAAGGCCATAATCGTATGGCGCAAGTTGTTCGCATGGTTTTGATTGATGTATTCAAAGAAGCGCAACATAACGGTCATGTCCCTCCAGGCTATAACCCTGCCCTGGCGACCAAGCAGCCGAGAAACAGAGTCACTCGTCAGCGTCTTTCTCTGGAAGAGTGGAAAACTATTTATGAAGCTGCCGAAAAGCAAGAACCATACCTCCAGTGTGGAATGTTGCTCGCGATAATAACAGGTCAGCGTTTGGGCGATATCTGTAACATGAAGTTTAAAGACATATGGGACGATATGCTCCATGTCGAACAGGAAAAAACAGGATCGCGTTTAGCCATACCATTGGACTTGAAATGTGAAGCCCTGGGTTTAACTCTTCGGGACGTTGTATCTAAATGCCGGGATGCAGTCATCAGTAAATATCTTGTGCATTTCAGACATACCACCTCACAAGCAAACCGCGGTGATCAGGTTTCAACCAGTTCTTTAACTTCAACATTCAAAAAAGCACGTGACAGAAGTGGACTGAAATGGGATAAGGGATCCCCACCCACTTTTCACGAACAGAGATCATTATCAGAACGCTTGTACAGAGAACAAGGTGTCGACACGCAAAAATTACTCGGCCATAAATCAAGAAAAATGACAGACAAATATAATGATGACAGAGGAAAAGATTGGGTGATCGTCAACACAAAAACAGGGTGA